ACACGAATTATCCGGATGTTGTCTCCAGGATTGTCTGTCCCTGCAGTGATTGTAATTGTACCAGTTGCAGCTGTCCCACCCGCTGTCCCGCCGGTGATGTTGAACCGGGAACGCGCCCTCCCATCAAACCAATCTGCAATTCTGTTTGGAGGCGTGACCAATGCGTCATTCTGACCTTCCCAGTAATGATAAATTTTCCCGTCTGCAAACCTGGCTGCCGCGTAAACTTTGCCGTTGAAAAAATCTGTACCTAGCAGCTCCGTCATCTCAATTGATTTAAATGAATCAGTATTAGTAAATGTGATCCCGGATGCTGTAATGGTAAATGTTTCTCCTACATCCACCGCGCTACGGACTATGACATCTGCCCCATCTGCTGTTGCTGTAAACTCTGGGACTGTTGGGCTGACAGTAGTGTCATAGGTTTCTTCTGCATTAATTTGAGTCGCAATCAAATCCGCAGTGGTCGCGTTATCTGTTGTGTAGGTGATGGTCGAATTTAAAATATTAACTGCATTTGCAGCTGTTGCTTGAACTGTGATATTACTGACAGTGCTAACCCCATCAGTCCCACCGGTTACAGTAAACCGCGCTTCATTCTCCGGGTGCTTCAGCTGAACGTAATTAATGTTGGTAGGAGTGCCGGTTGCGAAAGTTACGTCAGTGGATGCCGCTGATCCAAAAACGTAAATCTGGCCTCCAGCTGCCGCCAAGCCTTTGGTGACCGGATTGTTACTTCCGTCAACCGGCAGCGTGGCAAGCTGGACAAATGCCTTCCGTTTTTCTATCTCGCCGCCGCGTGTCAGATGGGCATTTTTTAAGGTGACAAGACTGCCTGGTACACTGGTAACATTGGTGCGTCTTGTGTCAAGACCACCCTTGAAATCTTCGACCAGTATGTAAGGCATCTATATTATGATGTTGTGTTGGCAACAACTGGCGGCCCCTTGGGTATGTAACGATCCGGAAGATCTTTTCCTCCCAGAATAAACATCTCAGATTTTGCAGAACGTGCTTTTAAACGAGCATAGTGAGCATTTGCTTGGGCAAGCTTACTTTGGGCATCTGGCTGACGCTGCCTGGCGAGAATCTCAGCTGCGGCATACAAAACAATAAGCTGATCATCCAAATCTGCGGTGTCTGAATCTGATATAAAATTGGATAGGTTCTTGGTCCCGGTGATCCTCAACTTACCGGATCCTGTTGTGGCGTTGGTGTCTACATTCGGAATGGGCCAGATTTCTATCTGGTTCCCCTCATAAGCATCATACCTATAAACCGGATAACTCTTGATGCCCTGGTCTGAATCATATTGGTTATATTCTTCAGCCCCGATTCCATACTCAATCTTGTGCCACTGATCACCCCATTTGAACTCAACGCGCTCGATCCGCTCGAACACCAGGTCTGTAGGGATATCATAATATCTTTGATTGTCTGCAGTGCTGATGTCTCTGCGAATGGACAAAAAAGGCCAGGAATAATCGTTCCATAGCCTTTTCTGTGTTCGCTGCAATGTGTTTATTAGAACATCGCGGGTCTGCTTCCCCAGGCTGGCCTGGAGCGAATGACCGACTTCAGATCGAAGATCTTCGATCATGACAGTCAGCTGTGTTCCTCTAGCCATTATTCAGCTGCTGCTTCAGGTTCCTCTTTCTTGGGAGCTGCGGCGGCGGCTTTCTTTTTCGTGGTTTTCTTAGGCGGAGGTTCAGCAAAATAGCTGTCTGGAATTTTGGCTTCTGCAATCTTCATCGGAAGTTCGCCGTATGGGCCAAAAACAGCTGCAATTTTCCCTTCTCTGTATATTTTATTTAAATGATCCCTTTCAGATGCAGAATCACCAGGTTTTGTGCCTGTTTTCTCTATTTCCGTAATAGCAACATCGCTATGTATATATCGCAAAATTACTAACTCTGCGACACTGCAACCATCTTTGTAGACTGTCATCCCTAAGTTGCCTCCAATGGCAACTTTACATTTAAAAACGTCCATAGCTGTTTTTAGGTTATAGGCGGGGCCGAAGCCCCGCTATTTTTGTCAGGCGATCTCGTAGACACCGTGACAGTTCAACTGGCTGGCGCAAAGGACACAAGTGGTCGTAATTGCGCGATACATCACATATTGTGTGTGTGATCTAGCCGGTGAATGACGCTTCATTTTCTCGCCCTGCATATAATGCAATTTTAACTTACTGGAATCGATAATGTAGCATCGCTTATCCGGATTTTGACCGGAAACAGTGAGATCATCCAATGCAGGATCATAGACGAACTTCAGCCCGCCATAACTGATCTCAGCCATTGAGATGTCGGTTGCACCATTACTGGTAAAACCGGTTTGGGTGTAATTACCCTTGGCGCGGATCTGCTGTCCGAGACGATCAAGAAAAGCACTTCCTGCGACTGCAATGTCAGGGCGTCCACCAAAGCGGCGCAACTGACGCATTTCTTCATGGAGCTTTTGGACAAGCTCATCACCTGAAGCTGTGGTGGTGATGGCAACATCTGCTCTTGCTCTCCAAAAAGTGTTGGTTGCTGCAATACCACCAACATCTCCTGCAGTTGGGTCATCCTTTATGAATGAACGTATGCCTGCAAAAGCATTTGCGTCAGCCGTCCCATCTCCATAAAGAAGATCATTCATGCCTCTAGCATAACCTTCCATCATGTCATCGAGCTTATCTTCGAGAAGATTAGCGAGAGCGTGTTGCTCTCTGCCAGAATGATTGGAAACTGATCTTCCATCAGTTGAATCGACAACCGAAATACCATCCTTTTTTAGCTCTGTTAAAGTGACACTGATGCCAGTGTGATGTTCCTTCCAGGGGTAATTCGCCCTCAGAATGTTAGCCGGGTTAACATAAGTCACTGTATCATCGTGTGTGTAACCAGCTACGCTGCTGCTATATGCGCCTTTGACTGCCAAAGACACGTTCTCTTTGCCGCCAGGAAATGTGGCAGCTCCTGCTTCCATCTTTTGAAGCAGTGGTTTGTCAGCAAGGGTCTGTGCGTGAACAGTTCCCTTGTCGATGTAATAATCAAGAGCTGCATTTGTTATGTTTGTCAGCTCACCAGCGGTAAAACCCATTTTACGTCCTTAAAAAAGGAGCGCATCACCCGTTACTTATCGCCAGCTCAATTGCTTCTCGCAAAGACTGCGGCTTCGCCTCCGGGGATCCACTCAGTTTCCCAGATTTGGCCGCTTTCATCGCTTTAGGTTGTGGAGTACGGCGCCTGTGCCGATCCGATACTGTGTTATATGCCTCTTGAGCGTACTGTATCGCTTCTTCTGAATTAGAAGGGCGCCCTCGCTCTGCAACCATTGCCCGAACGCGGTCATCGATTTCATCAGAAATGATGTCGTAGTCCGGATCCTTCTCCCTGACCTCTGCTTCCCAATCAGTAACATCCTCAGTAATGCGTTCCACCAACTGATTTTGCGTCATTTCCTGACGCTGTTGGGTTTCACGCTCTACCAGCTGTTTCTGACGGGCCAGCTCGGCCCTGGTTTGACTCAGCTCCCTTGCGGAGGCCTCGTCAATATAGCCATCATCCACCTTTTGCTTCAGATCTTTACTCAGCGCGATCCCAGATGCGCTGGCTAACGAAGAGAGCTTCCCGCGTAGCTCCTTAAAAGCTTCAGTCGGGTTGTTCTTCATCAAAGCCATGATCCGGAAACCCTCAGTCGCGTCCTCTGCGCTGATGGAATTCAACTGCATAAAATCTTTGATGCGGTCGTATTCCTGCGCTGTTTGGCGATACTGATTCCGCTGATCGATCAGCTGCTTAAAACGTGGATGTTTGTTTAATGGCGGGAAGTTCTTAAAGTCTTTCAGGGCTTCTTCATCTTCCTCTGAAAGTTCGCCAAGCTCTTCCGTGTCCGTTTCTACAACATCCTCGGTTGACGAATCCGCTTCCTGAACCGGCTCTTCCTGCTCCTCTTCTTCCTGTGGGTCCAGAGCGTTCTGGACTACATTCAGAAGAGATTCTTCCGTTTCAGGCTGTTTATCGTCTTCTGCGCTTGACGAAAGCGCGGCCTCCTGGGAGACATCGTCCTGTGGTGTAACTTCAGAATCAGCGGACGAATCTGATTCTATGACTTCTTCTGGAGCCATTTCGCGTCCTTAGTTTGAATTGTATATTTGCTGATCTTTAAAATCAACACACTAAATAAAAAAATTTAACCGGCTTCTGCTCCCATCGGAGCTTGACCGGCTCCCGGTACTTGCCTGGGGCGAGGTGCATTGTTCTGCCCCTGTCCACCCTGCAACTGCGGTGCGTCTGCATTACCAGCGCCCATTAAGTTCTGAGCCTGGTTCATTGCAACAATCGAAGGTATCTGTTCAACAATCGCCTGGTTGAAATCAAGCTTGTCATCCAATCGCTTCAGCAGCTCCTTCGCCAGAAACCCTGGATCGATGCCAGGAATCTGAATCAAGAATGGAATGATACGCTCAATGTTTCGCAGCTCCGCCGCCCTATTCGGTTTGCCGGTGCTGCCTGCTTCAATCTCCAGGTAAATCTCTTCCATAATCTCATCGCGGGACATATTAGGCCAGGCTGCACCAGGGCCAACAACCCTCTTCACCTCGTCAACTGACAACTCTGCCAGCATCACCTGACCCGCTGCCCTCGCAATTTCTGACATAAATGAGTCCAGCTCATCGACTTGAGCGCCAAGACTAGACATCCTGCTCTGCTCCGCGATGCTTGTTTCGGTCGCGGTTGCCTTGGAAACCCCTCCGTAGGTTGCTTCCTGGCTGCCCACAACCAGCTGGACATCGTCAAATATCGTTTTGACCTCATACAGATTCGGATCGATCCCAATCTGCGCCACCGGCTGAATGACATCATTGACCTTCTGCCCGCTGGCTAATGCCTGCAACTCGATCAAGGCATTTGCAGGATGCGTCTGAAGCTTCATCTTGTCTTCATCTTCCAGCATCCCGCTTGGTGCTGCATACTTTGGGCGGTTCGCCCTTCGATGTTCACGCAACCCCTGCCTGGCCCTGTTATATTCTTGCTGCATCGGCATCAAAAGCCTGACATCACTCGGCGGATAAAGTTTGTCGCTATGCTCCAACTCGTTAAACACCAAAGCATATATAGGCCAAAACGACTCAACTGAAACTTGGGGAGCTTGTGGCTCCATCAGAAAATCCGGATAACCATCAGCAATGCAATACTGCAGTCCTGCAGCCTTATCATAATATTCCCAAACCAGGACCAACCCATCCTTGATCTCCTGAGTGCTTCCAGACTGATAACCAAAATTAGGATAACCACGTTTGAAGGGATCGCTGAGATCCGTTCTCATTCCCTTCATGTCATAGCTGGTAAAATTGTTCTCCAAGTCCACATTGTAAATTTCATAGACCTCGTCTTTCGACATATACATCTGATGAGCAATCCAACGCGCACCCACGAATCCCCGGAGCTGCTGACAAAACGGATCCACAATAATGCTGTCAGGCTCCGGAAAATCGAAAACCAACCCCTCCCTTATGGTGACCATTGGTTCCTGTTCCAAGCTTCGCAAAGACAACATCAGCTCTTCAACTTCAGGATCATCCTCCTTGATCTTTCCCTTTGACGCCTCGGTTGCAATCCGCCGCA